CAACCTTGAACTGTTGTTCAGATGTGTTTGCAATAGTTTGCTCTCTCCATTTAGCATCTCTCCCGGGTACCTGTGACCAATGCACCTCGGTTGGAATGTATTCATTCTTTCTTCTTTCAGCATCATGCCAAAGTTTATAAAACATATTCATACCATGAGGGGTAGAAATGATTATAACTTTAGTTTTCTTACCAGATGAAATGGTAGGATAAACTGAGCTAAAGAATTGGTCAGCAATATGATTAGGTACGAATGCAAATTCGTCTAAGAATATAACGTTGAATGACATACCACGAACCGCTGATGCAGAAGTGGATGCTGCCATGATCTTACTACCATTCTCTAATTCAAGAGATCCTTTATTCCATTCGTTAATACCTTGCTGTAACCAACGTGGTAAATTTTCATAAGATAATTGGAGACGACCAAGCATTTCCCTAGCCGTCGCAGCTTTGTTTGCAAGAATTGCTACGTTTACATTCTGATTGAACAGCACATACCATAATAGGTATGCTGTAACGATGGTTGACTTGCCAGACTGTCTAGGTAACTTTGCTATGTTGAATCTTTCAGCATGAAACTTCGCTACCATTTCCTCCTGGAAATCGTACATCTTAAAGTTAACTAAACCTTCGTCTAGGCTAACAATCTTAAGATACTGCTTAATGAAATAGATAGGGTTATCTGCACATTTCAAATACTCTTGAACCTGTTCAGGAGTAAAGTCCTGTGCAACATTCGCCTTCTTAAGGTTCGGGTTACCTAGGTAGATGTCTGTATTGACTGCCATCAGTCGTTTTTCTTCTTAGCAGTGCACTTGTAAAGTTTAGCACATATCGCTGCTACTACTACAACACCAATAAGAATTCCAAAATCCCTTGCATTGTTATTAGTTTCTACTACTGGAGCAGGTAGTATCTCTTGTAGTGACTCAACCTGAGTCGGTAATGGTAATTCCTTGATTACTGATTCCATTGTTTATTCCTCAATTAGGGTACCGTGTTGTCTACGGATTTCACGTAGTTGTTCAAAGTCTTTCTGCTTGGTGCCACCATCGTATTCCCATGCATAACCTTCTTCGATCATCTGCTCATTTAATGAGAGAGTATCTTCATTTATATATAACCATCCCAAGAGGCGGCCATATTTACCTACACCACCTTTTAATTCTGTGCGAATACTAAGCTCGTCTCCGTCACCAGCTATAGTATCTTCTAATTTCTTTTTGAGCCAGTTGGTTGCTTCTATTCCCAGTGCCTTCTCTTCCAGGTCTCTTGTTCTCTTCTCTGGCGTATCAACTCCTGCAACTCTAACTCTTTCTTTCTTGTATAGATCAAAGCCGAGATCGATAGTAACATCAATAGTGTCACCATCAAGTACCTTGTTTATCTCCGTCACTCGGAAGTTGTAACAACTCTTCCGGCTCGGTGGAACCATCGCACCCATGTTCGTCCATCTCCAACTCTAGTATTGAGTTATTTAGCATCTCTTCTACAGGGGTGCGATTCTGTTCAGACTTCCATTCCCTCATTTTGTGTAACCACTGATTCGGATTGATGGTTATCCAGGTCGTTAGGAGAGTGGGTATCATAGGTCATTATCCAATATATTAGGTATCCTACCATACTAAGCATGGTACCTAACATAATATTTATAGACCAGACTACGTTATTCAACGTGTATGACTCCTTGCATCCCTGCTCCAGCATGGGGATCACACTGAATCTTGTAGTCTCCTGTGTCTGGGAATGTTACATCGAAACTATCTCCAGCAGCGAATGCTAGGTCCGAATGTGATAGTTCTGGATGATCTGCTACCTGCATGTTATGTGGTGGCAAATCTCCATTAGTGAATGTAACTGTATCTCCAGCAGAGATTGTTATCTCATTGGGCTCGAAGACTAAGTTGCCTCCTGATCCCATCGTTATATCAGCAGCGTATGCTGATGCTGCGAAAACAAATGAGAATGCTAGTGCACAAAGCATGACTGTTATCCTGCTCATCCACCACATTATCTCATCCTTATTTTCTCGTATTGTGTCGGTAGTCACTTCACGCCTCCTTTATGATATAGTCAAAAAAATGAGGATGCCCCTCTAGGAAGGGGACATCCTCTTTGCTGTGTTCCATCGCTTGATATGCATCTTCTGCATACTCGCAAATTTCTAGTTTTTGACGTTGAGCATCGTGATATCCAACTGTGTAGTGTGACATCTGTTGTAGCCGAGGGCTCGCCTATGTTATGTGCTAATATTTAGGTATTAACCCTCACATATTAAGGCTTTTTATCCGCATGTGAAGACGCTGTTCTGCAATCCTGACGTTTGCGCTCAAAGTCAACTTGAGCTAGTAGGGCTTGGGTCTTGGCAAGTCTTGCTGCCTTTTCCTTTGGACTTTCTTGCGGTTCCATAGTTCTCGATGAATTGCTTGTAAGTCAACGGTGGTTTGACCATTTCCTTTTGGGCTAATTTATTAGCCGTAGCATACATCACTTCCTTGTCACGCGTACCATATAAGCGTTTAAAATCAGAGGAACGTTTCTTCATTCCTCTAACAATATACTCTGCCTTTTGATTTACAAGAGGCATCTTAGCCGCCTACTACCTGTACTTCTTCAATCACTACTGCATTAGTAGCTACTGTTAATTTTACTGCTCTCTGGACTTTTGCTTGCGGTCCAGAATATGCATATGTATAGTCAGCACTAGCTGATGAAGAGTCTATATCTGTGCTTATGGTAGTATTAGTCGCTGCTGTTATCTTTTTACCAGCGGTTCCTGCTGATAAGAAATTACTGTCAATCGCAGGAGAAGTGCTGTTATCCACCACAGCAATGTAGTCTCCTACTGAGAAAGGATGTGTACTAGATCTTTCGCCAAGATTGGTACCTAATATATAATCTGCTGTAGCGTCATCAACGCCCTTTACTACAGTTGCTGAGCCAGGCTTTGCACCTTTGATTAGTAATGCTATGTCTTGGATCAGGGTTATAGCGGGTCCACCGTTAAAGCTAATAGTAGCATCACCTGCTGTGGCAACGCAACGGTAAAAACCAGTTTGCACAGTTTGATACTCAGATGCACCTGCGGCCACTGAGTTTGTGCTCAAAACATTAAGTACTGTCATTGTCGTGTCTAGTTAGATTCTGTATTATTTATCTCTTTTTGTTGCTTAAGCATCTTTTGAAGGTCTGCGGTACTCCCTACAAACATAGTATTGTTAACCGTAGACGGTCCTTTCTTCTCTTCTTTATCCAATTCTTTCATCTTTCCTTGCAAGTCAATCAACTTATCAGTTACATCTCCCACTGATTTGATGAGTTGGCCAGCAACTTCATAAGCACGAGGATGATCTGACGCTCGTGCCACATCAAGTATGCCATCTACTGCCTCCTGTCCTTTCATTACTAGGCTATGTAGGTTAGCACGACTCATCTCATAGTCTTGCTTTATGTCAACACTATCAGTCTTTTTTACTGGAAGTGCTTGCTTCACTTCCTCATGTCTTGCTATATCTGCTGGCTCACTGCCAAATACTTTATCTAAACCTTCAAAGGTTGCCATAGATACCTCATGTTATAGTTTCATCAGCACCGCTAGTTGGGTTACGCTTCTTAAGGTCAGTGAAGTCTGAGTATATTTCACCGAATCCGAAATCGTCATCACTATCTATGGTTGCATGATCTGCTTCATCAATCTCTAGGATTCCTGATCCAGCAGCATGACCTGCAATAGTGCTACCATTCCATCCACGTTTAACGTGTAGTGTAGTACCAACGATTCTATCGATACGCATTACTTCAGTATCAATTTGAATATTGGTATTCTCTGCTAGATCTGTAACAGATCCAACTGCAAAGATACCGTCGTTGATATCCATAGCATTGGTAAGTGTAGTGACTGCTGCACCAGTAACGTTGACCAAAGCAGTTGGAGTTGCTTGATAACGTACCTGTCTTGGTGCAGAGGTAACATTTGTATCTGTATAGTAATCTGCAACTGCTTTCTTGATGACCTTGCTGTCTGTAACAGGACCGTATAGGTATGTCTTAGCAGTAAACTGAAGAGTCCAAATGATTGCTCTTCTAGTAGCGAAGTCACCTTCGTAATCATCCTCATAGTCTACACTGTTTAGTGTGACTGGGACATCTTTAATTTCATTAATCTGTGTTAGTAACTTGATCGACAAGTTATAATGGGGTTGGAAGTAAGGTAATACTTGCTCAATAATCTGCAAACCATCTTCCTGATTCTTAGCAATGATTGCCATTTCAAATCCTACGTTGTAGGGTACTGGCATATATGCATTCTTATTTTTGCTAGTTGTACTAGCAATCTTAATCTTCTGTGTAGGTGATACCTTCCTTACTGGGTCATATGTAATTCCATTCATCTCAAATGAAATTCTAGGAAGAGTGATTTGCACTCTCTTATTAGTAGGGTCAGGCATTTGCTCTAACCTTGCCAAGAATTTCTGCTTAGGACCATATGCCAGAGGCACCTTCATGACCTCGTTTGCTCGTCTTAGTTCAATGTTATTAAACATCGTACCAAAGGCAACGACAGTCTTCCTAAAAATCTCGTGATATGAATATGTGCCTAACATTTTAGATCGTCAAATCAGTAGTAGAACCAACAGAACCAAACGGATTAGTCTCAGAGAAATCAATGATATCGTTATCGGAAGTCTCGAAATCGTAGTTCTGGTCGTATTCTGATGTAGTATTATTTATGGTGTTGTATGAAGCAGTTGTCCAGGATGCACTTGATGTACCACCTGTAACGGTTTCAGGCACTTGGAAAGTACCAGACCTGTTGATAACAATGAGAGTGCGTGAAGCATTATCCCAAGACTTAACTTCAGCAGTAACATTAGATGTTCCACCAGTAACAGTCTCACCAACAGTGAATTCACCAGACCCACCTGCTACGAGACCAACCGTTATTGCGTTAGCAAAGGCAGTCTCTATAGCATCGATCTCAGCAATACCAGTATCAATCTGCTCATCAGCATACTGGAAGAGCTCACACTGACATTCCCAAACGTATCCTTTTCCTAGTTGGTAGAATGGTTTCTCCACTTCTACAAACTGTATTTCAAATAAATGCTTTGTTGTAGGGAAGTATATTAAATCTCCCTCGTTGGGACGACCTTCGACATTAAGGACCGCATTGTCGTCAACTTTCTCTTTAAACTTGGTACGGGAGAATATAAACGTCGTTTTATCTTCGACACGTACTCCGAATTTGCTAAGTAATTCGCCTTGTCCTTCCCATCCTTCAACGTTATTGACGTAGGCTCGGATGGAGAGAGCATTTCCAAAACTGCTGTTATCAACTTCATCTAATATAGTGTCCCGATTAATGTATGTCCTAGGTAGATAATACAGGTTTTGACCATAAATTTCAATAGTCTCAACTATAAGATTTTCTATAAATCCCTGCTCCTGTGCAGAACCATTAAGGTTAACCCGACATGCACTTGTATAATCGGATTGCACACATGCTTTTGCTGGTGAATTACTGTATGCCATATTAGCCTACTAGATCCATTGGTGGTAATTCATAACGATCTCGTAATTCAGTTTCAAGATCAACCTTGAATTTAGCAGCATCTTCTAAGATCTGCCTACCATTGAGTGTTACACCACCCAACATCTGAATACCGTCATACTTACTTAGGTTCCTTCCCCACTGTTGTTGGAATAATGCCTCAACATAATCCTTTAACCAGTTGTCATTAAAGACATCTGTAAAGGTTGTGGGGTCTTGACGCATCTTCATATCAACCATGATGTAATCACCTACTTGAAGGTTTGCCCAATCAAAGTCAAGTGTCAATCTGTTGTTATGCTCATTCCATCTAACCCTTCTATTTGCGTTAGAGTTAGTAACCCAATCTAATGTTTCAAGATATTGGGATGTCATAAAGTAATGTAATATCTGTCCATGAGTCATGGCATAGATATCATTCAAGAAAATCTGATATTTGATATTAAAAATATTTCCAGGTACAACGCTAGATGCTCCAATACCTGTAAAGACTTGATTAATACCTAGGGTTCCAGGAGGTGTCGATATATAATTGTCTTGACCCCACCATGCAGTAGACCCTTCTTGTGTCCAGTCAGTTGCAGCAGTCTTAATTGCTTCAGTAACTTCTACTCTCATGAAAACATCATAGCTTCCATTGTAGTGATACTCTTGATAATAATCGATTGCTTCTTCTACTAAGTCATCCAATTGCTCATCACACACGTTAATGTCAATCGCAGGATAACCCAGTCTGCGAAGTGCATACAGTTTTAGCTCTGCTTTAGTAGCTGGTCTCGTAGCGGTCATTTGTTATTAAGCGAATGAGGAGATAGTCAAGTTAGTTACATCATTAGCACCAACGGTCTCTCCAACTTTGAAGAATCCATCTACATTATCAACGGTAACGGAAGTAGCACCAAGAGCAGTGATGACTGCTGTTGATCCAGATGTGCTTCCTGTTACAGTCGCTCCAACTTCCATCGTTGTGATGTCAGAAAGTGCGAAGGTTGCATTAACGAATACGGTAGCAACGTCAATCGTTGCGCCATTTCCATGTATAGCAGAAACTGGGATTGTTGCTGCACCATTACCACCTGTAATAGTTATAACTTCGGATGCTGCATAACCAGATCCATCGTTATTGATACTAACAGCAGTAACTGCTCCAGCATTTGTGGTGATATCAACTGTCAATCCCGTGCCTGATCCAGAGGATGTTGTAGCAACGGCGGTTGCGTTAATGTATGTGGCACCAGCAGCACTAATAGTTCCAAGAGTCTTAACTCCAGATGCATTAGCGTTAGCAATGGTAACTGTGTTTCCAGCAGCGTATCCAGTACCAGCAGTGTTAACTGTGACTCCTGTGATACCTCCAGAGGATGCTGTGATATCAACTGTAAGACTGGATCCATCTCCACCAGTGGCAGCGATGTTAGTTCCAGATGCATATCCTGTGCCAGCAGTCAATGTTGCGCCGTTAACGGTCTTAACACCTCCAGCAGCAGCGTTTGCTATCGTTAGGGTATCTCCAACTAGGTAATCGCTTCCAGCGGCATTCAAGGCGATTGCAGTGATGACTCCGCCACTTGTAGTAGTATTAACTGTTAAACCACTACCTGTGCCACCTGTAGTTGCGACTCCAGTGCCGTTAGAGAATCCTCCAACACCATTGTTGGTGATAGCTCCAAGGGTTACAACGGAACCAGGAGTTGGGTCTCCAGATAGATTTAAGACTAGGGTTGTAGCAGTAGCAAGGTTATTCAACATTGCACTAAGTTGTGCGTATGCATTGTCAAGTTTTGCTTGGACTCTTGCTTCTGTGTAGTAAAGATTTGTGCCTTCTGATAGAGCAGCAGTATTATGGTTGCTTAGGTTTGCTGCCTGAGTAGCAGTAGCAGGTGTAATATTCGCTGTGCCATCGAAAGATGTGCCACCGATTGTCCTTGCTGTAGCAAGAGCAGTAGCAGTTGCAGCAAGTCCTACAGCGATGTTAGCAGATCCATCAAAGGATGTACCACCGATCGTTCTGGCGGTTGCTAGTTTCGTTGCATCTGCTGCTAATGTTGCATTTGATGCTGTGCCTGTTACATTACCTGTAACGTTACCAACTACTGCACCAGTAAACTGAGTAGCAGTAATGATTCCTGAACTTGGGTTATATGTAAGACCTGTGTCTGAATCTATAGTCTCAGATCCAGTTGCAGCATCAGCAAATACCAAGTAATGAGTAGCGTCTGTGCTGTTGTTTGCCCATATTTGTACTCTTGTTGCTGTAGTACAAGTATCAGCATTACCTGTAAGATCTCCAGTGATGTCTCCAGCAAATCCAGTAGCAGTAAGGATGCCAGTATTTGAATTGAATGTTAAGTTTGTGCCACTCTTAGGTGCAAGGTTGCCAGTTGCAGCAGTTGCAAAGAGGACATTACATGAGGTGTCTGTTGACTCATCAGCAACGGTTACTGTTGTTGCTACGTCAGCAGTACCAGTTAGGTTACCTGTAACGTTACCAGTCAGTGCCGCTGTTATTGTGCCAGCAGCAAAGTTTCCTGATCCGTCACGTAAGACTAGGTTGCTTGCAGAGTTACTACTTGCAGAAGCAACGTTGATTGTTGTAGCACCTGATACTCCATCAGCATTGGTAAGAGTAACACCAGAGTTAGCTGTAACAGCAAATGTGCGTTGAGCATAAGTGTTTGCAGCAGTCCTTACAACGTATCCTGTGCCAGACATACCTGCTAGAGCAGTGATATCAGCATCAACGAATGCTGTAGTGATACTTACATCAGCAGATCCGTTAAAGGATACTGTGCCAGAAACTGCACCAGCGACTGCGATATTTCGTGCAGTAGCAAGTGTTGTTGCTGTAGATGCATTACCTGTTAGTGCAGCAGTGATTGTACCAGCAGCAAAGTTACCAGAGGAATCTCTGTTAACGACTGTAGATACAGTGTTTGCAGTGGCAGTTGTCATGCCATCTAACAAGTCTGCGTTAAGATTATTAATTTTGTCTGTTGTAGGAATGACAAGAGCAGGTCCAGATCCAACTTGAGATATGATCTGTCCGTCTACCGTTGCAGTTCCATCAACGTTAAGGTTATTGTCTACATCTAATGAGGTGCCAGCTCCAGTTACATGGACTGATCCGATTCTTAAAGCACCGTCTGTGCCAGCCATTACTTCAGCGGTATTAGTACCACCAGTAAGCATACAGAATTCTAAGGTTGATCTATCGAGTCCGAAGAAACCAATTTTCGCTGAGCTGTCGTAATAACGGAATTCAACACCACGATCTTTAGCATCGTTGGATGAGGGTGCCGTGTCACCTCCCAAAGTAATAATAGGGTCATCGAGAGTAGTGACCGTGCTGTTAACTGTAGTTGTGTTTCCATTTACTACTAAGTCCCCTCCGACTGTAAGGTCATTGTGGAATTCACCATCGCCTGTAGCGTTAGTAACAGTAAATGCTGCACGTGTATTACCTGCATCATATACTACGAAGTTTCCACCAACGTATGTATTCTTATCAATTGTTGCACCACCAGCAACTTGAAGAGCAACTGAAGCATCTGCAAGAGATGTTGCTTCATCAGCGTTACTGACTACTAAATTACCTGATATATCTGCACTGCTGTTAAGGTCTAAACTACCTGTCAACTCTGTATTGCCGTAGACTCGTGCCCCGCCACCAACTGCTAAGTTTTTCGCTAAACCAATACCACCAGAGAATCTTCCAGCACCATCAGCAGCGTATGATCCTGTGAGGGTTTGCTCTGTGTTTGCCGTTGCTGTTATTACACCCGAAACACCGAATGTATCATTGATTTGAGTCGCATCACCAACGGTGAGTGTGCCAATAATGTTAGTGTTACCGTTGTCAGTATCAACTTCAAACTTAGTAACAGGACTACCAGCCCCATTCTGGATCGTAAATGTTTCATTAGCAGCATTAACTTTTAGGGTATCGATTACTTGTGTCTCACCCTGTACTACTAGAGTACCTGCTATAGCAGTATTACCATTATCGGTATCTACTGTAAACTTATCTACTGCACCAGCAGTCTGGACTTTAAATAATTTGTTGTCTGATTTAACAATCAGATCGTCTTGGATAGTTGTTGCACCATCAACGTTAAGTGTGGTGTCAAAATCAACTGCTCCTTTAATGTTTAAATCTCCTTCACCTACTGCATTACCAGTAGAAGAAGCAACAGTAAACTTATCTGTTGTGCTATTACGGACTGCGAAGTTGCCATCAACATCTACAGTTCCATTAAATTCTGCGTTACCGTTTTGGGTTAATACACCTTCAGATGTAATATTACCAGTAGCACCTAGGACACTAAACTTAACTGTGTCTCCAGAGTTTTTCTTACCAACGAATAAACCTTCGCCAGATCCAGTACCACCAACGTGCCAGTTAGTAGCAACTCCTCCACCACCATATACTCTTAGGTTAGAAGTATTATGTGTAGCATAGGTTGGAGTATAAGCAACACTACTACCAGCTCTGACTTTATATCTTACCTGCAACCAGTTCCGTAAACCCCAACTCTCTGTTCCACTATCTCTCTGGTTAAAGTCTCCGTTTAGATAGAGGTCACCATTGAATAGGACATCCTTAGCGAAGTAACCACCACCATCATTTCTTAAAGCACCATAGTCAGAACTCTGGATTTCATATAAATCTGTGCCACCATTTAGTGCAATGTTAGGCTCATCAGTAGATTCAAAGTGGACTAGATCAGCAACGTTTAATTTACCTTCACCATTAGCATCACCATTATCTGTATCGATTGTAAACTTGTCTGCACCAGCAGCAGTTTGAACTTTGAAGAACTTATTGTCTGCTTTAATGATAGTATCATTAGATATCGTTGTAACCCCTGCTATAGCAGTGTTACCAGATGATGCTGTAATATTAAACTTATTACTATTAACGTTAACGTTACCAGTAACAGCAAGGATACCCTCCATAGTGAGGTTACCAGATGTAGTTACAGCAGTAATCTTAGCGTTGTTACTACCATCCTTAAGTATGAAATTCTTAGAAGCACCCTTAATTACTACTTCATCAGTGAAGAGTGATGTGCCTGTGACACCTAAGTTAGTGTCGATATCAACTGATCCACCAATATTAACAGCACCTGTAATTCCAACACCACCAGCAACTACCAAGTCTCCAGTAGTATTAGTAGTAGATGCTGTGCCTGTTGTAAGTTTTAAGTTACCAGCGATGATCCCTGCATCTGTTCCAGAGAATACCTCTGAGGTATTTGTGGCATTGTAGAGGAATGAGAATGATCCTGTATGGCCTCCAAGATCAGCGGCCGAATCGTCGTAACCAAAGAATCCAATTCTTGCTGAACTGTCGTAATATCTGAATTCAACTCCTCGATCCTTATTGTCGTCCGATGAAGGAGCAGTATCACCACCAAGAGTGATGATAGGGTCATCCAGAGTAGTGACTGCTGAATTAATTGTTGTAGTCGTGCCATCTACTTGTAAGTCTCCATGTATTCTACATGTTCCAGAAACTGCTCTATCATCACCTGGGTCTAGGTGTAATGTTGCTCCAGTAGATCCAATGTAGTCTGCTTGGAATTTAGATCCCTCAACAGTAACTTTACCATTGGTTGCTTCTGAGGCAGTTATAATAACTGCATCTTCTGCTGTAATATTAACTGTGCTTGACCCAGATCCTGAGTTAGTAGCAGTAAGACTTACAGCTCTTGCAGATGAAGAGTTTTGTGTAGATGTAAATGTAAGGTTTCCGTCACCAGTCTTGGCTAAAGTTTGTGCAACCCCTCCGTCGAGGGTAATGTCTGGATCACTGAAATATGATCTGACGTTGACATCAATCTCTCCAGCACCACCATCACCCGTATTATTTGCGCTAAACAGTAGAGCACCACTTGTGTTATTAACCTTGACATAATTAAGTTTATTAAATCCTTTATATGCTGTAGCAGCAGTTAATTCGCTATCTAATGCAAAGTCTTCTTTCGCGTTTGTATCAGAGAAGGATATTTTATTGTTTTGGAGTTGAGTATTATCAACAGCAGCACTAGCGATGCTAACATGACCTGCCGCAGATACATCAAAGTCCTCTTGTGCAAAGGATGCGAGTCCTTTCTGTTGTGTAGTAACTGCACCGAGATATCGCCATGATCCGCTATCTGAACTATCTGAATGAGTAGGCGCACCAGCTCCAGCACTAATCCCTCCAATGGCCTGATAAAGCTTCGACGCATTAGTGATCTTATCATCTCTGGAATAGGTCGTTCCTGCATTGTATGCTGCTGCTGTAGTACCTTCTACTGCTGTAGCAATCGGAGCATCAACAGATGCTGTTAGTCTACCATAAGTATCAACCGTAAAGGTGGTTGTGTTAACTGTCTGTGACCCAGCTACTGATGTAAGTGATGCAGTGTTGTATGCAGCAGCAGTTACAGCAGTTGATATTAAGTCAATGGTAGGGTTACCTGAGAGTCCACCACCATCATTTATTTGAATTCTTGCGGCAGTACCAGTAATAGTTCTGGTTGCCATTGTGCCAGCAGAAGTCCTGGAAAGTAATCCAGTCGTCGTCAGGTTTGCAATTGCAATTAGATCGTTATCATATGGTTGAGCAGAAGCACCTTCTACGGTACCATTCAATCCATATGCTGCTAGAGTTGTTGGGTTTGAAGCATTTGTAATTCTACCTTTAGCATCTACAGTAACTTTTGTATAGGTACCTGTAGGTGTTGCTGTGCCATCGTAATGAGGCAGAGTAGATATAAGTGAAAGTGAAGTATTAAGTGTTAAGTTAGCAGATCCATCGAATACGCCTGTAGCAGAAACATCATCTGCTAATTGGAACTGTCTAGTAGAAGCAAGTCTTGAAGCTGTAGAAGCATTACCAATAAGTGTAGAGGTAATTGTGCCAGCGGCAAAGTTACCATCTGCGTCTCGTTGTACTAGGGTGTTTGCAGTGTTAGATGTAGACTCAACAGGTCTTTCATACCTTAGTGAGTTCCATGCAGTAACGCCGTCACCTATTTTAAATCGTCCAGTGTCTAACTCTATTCCTAATTCGCCTTGTGCAAGCGTTGGGTTAGAGTTTGCCCATTCCTGGGCACCACCTCGTCGTAATTGTATTCTATTTGCCATTTTTAGAGCAACACTAGTACTATGCTTCCAAGTTATTTATGCCACAAAAAAGGGGGAATTATTCCCCCGTTGTCAATTCGTCTACTGTGTCAGTGATTTCAGGCTCTTCTGGTTTCTCTATAAAGTAGTCCAGAGTCTCTAATGCACCTTGTAGTTTGAGGGCTGTGATCTCGTTTTCTTTAATTTTAGCAGCCAGTTTTTTATTTTCTTCAATCAGATCAGTGTATCTGGTTTGAAACTGTGACTGCATATCCTCTTGGGAAACCTTTTCAGGTGCTCCTGTTGCTGGATTTGTTGTCATGATTGTGATTTAGCTAACGTTAGTAAAAGTGTTTTAATTTCACTCAACTCAGATTTTACATCAGAAACTTCATTTTGTAAAGTCTCCATTTGCATTTCTTTAGCTTTCTCAGATTTTATGCCAGCCATGTACTTGGAGTATGCTGACGTATCTGCACAATCAACGGATCCTGATGTTGAGTCTTTAAACCATCCATCTAGATCCTTCACTGGTTGTCTCATTAGATTGCTAAGGCGATTGCTCTAAGGTCTTTGATTACTGGACTATATGCTTGGTTAGGTGAAGCATATACTACCTTAATCTGATATTGATCGAAACTTAAACCAGAAACCTCGTATTCGTAATCCCTAAACACATAGTTGTCAACCGTATCAGGTATCGAAGCATTGGTTGTTGGGAAGAATTCAAATCCAAACATGTCGATTGGATCAGTGTTTCCAGTTGGTCTGACTCTATATAGGACGCTAATTGTAGACCCTGTTGGACGGTAACCCGCAAACATAAGTTTGATAGATCCTGAAGAGTTTGTTAGAGTTGCTGCTCTTGTAATATAACAAGCAGAGTGCTCATCGCCAATGGCAGATTTAGCACTATTAATATTGGTAGGACTATTAATCCTGTTTGATACTAATATAGAGGACATCCTATCTGTATCAACAATAGGTGATACATTGGTTGCTGTAGTCGTAAGAGTTAAATCTAATCTTAAAGACTTCTCACCACTCAATTCTTCAGACTCATTGATGTGTGAGCAAACAAGTTTTGGTCTAATCAGTTTGTTGTCATCATTCAAGAGGACATTGATGAATGTACCATCGTTTGCAAACGATCCAGATAATCCTGTAGCACCATCATTGATTGATGTACCATTGATTGTATTGATTCTTGCTGTGATTTCAGTCTTAGGAAGAATCATTCTCTGTATCTGAGGAATAATTGTCTCATACTGTAGGTTCTGAGTGGCTTTTGCATTTGCTCCACCACCTCTAATGCCTATATCAGCGAGAGATGTAACCGCAATTTCGTAGGTATCCAATGTAGGATTAGCAATTGCAGCGTGTGTTTTATTCAATTCTGTTAGTGGGATACCATCAAGGTTGTAGCATTTAACAACTGTCTCATCAGCGTGTGATATCGCAGTAGTGCCACCTTGTGCTCTTGCCTGTACGGTAATTGTCTTACCATCATTTGAAATTGCATTATAAGATATAACCTCAGTGCCTATCTGGAGATATGCAACGTTGGATGCACTGATTGCTACACCGTTAATAATCTTGTGGAATGCACTAGCATCATTAACAGTAATAGATGTATCTGTGTTAGATATCGCAGCAGTTAAATATGTATCACTAACTTCAGATATTAAACCTGATAGTGTTACGTTGTTTGCCACGTCATGCATAGCATGATTGGTATGATAAACTTTGATTATCCGTTGGTCGGATGTATATGTTGGTGTGACGTTAGGATATGAATCCGATATTGCAGCAGATTCTACAGCGTCACCAGCTGGAGTGAAGACGTTAACAGTAGCAGTCTTACCAGATGTGCCACCTGTTATAACTTCACTTGAGTTAGTAAAGTCGTCAGAAACAGATGTTAATGCGAATGTTGCAGCACCACCACCATTGTCTGTCCAAGTGCCTACAACAGCAGTTGGAGCACCAGAAGTGTTACCAGTAATGGTTTCTCCAACAGTGAATGCACCAGATGCACCAGTCACTGTCATTGCACCAGTTGTCTTAGAAGATACTAGACGGTTAGTAACGTTACCACCAGCAGCAGATCCTTGTGCAAATGTACCACTTAAGTTATCAAGTGTTATACCTACACCACCTGCTAAGACTTCTACCTTAGTAATGGTACCTTCTGCAAGGGTTGTCTTCTGATAAACTCTAGCACCAACCGTATATGGTAGTGTTGTAGAGTTAAGTACTAAACGTATTTGTGGTTGCTTAGTTTCTATTGGATCTCTTCTTAGTGCCAATACACCTCTATTACCAACGCCTAACTTAGCGTTGTTGAGGACAATCTTACTTGTGCCAGTGTTATCAAACGCTGCTCTGTAGATAGAGAATTTAAGATCCTCGTATTGGTCAGCAGTCCATGTAGATGCGTTTTGTGACTTGAATAAGACACCAGCATATGGCTGCTCAGATATTGTACGATCTCCAGTAATATCCAATTCACCCATTCGTGATATCCAAACCTGATAGGAGTTGGAGTCAGAGAGCAATACGAAACAATGCTCTTGTGATTGAGGGATATAAACTGGTGCTCTGAATGTAAACTTGGTGGCAACAGCACCAACTTCTGATAACTGAATGTCATCAGGATTGAGTGTTATATCAGAGAATGGAAGAATAGTTTTTGTAGGATAACCATTCTGCATAGTCCTTATCTGCATAGAGATAGGAATATTGGTATCCTTTGCGTTGAAGAAAACATCAACAGAGGTAAGGAATACACCACCTTCTTCGTCACATATAAATGACTGAGCAAGAGGGTCATACCAACCAATCTGTCTTGTTTCTGTCCTAGTTGTCTCAAGGACTCTATCATCAGTTACAGTATCACGGACGATATCAGCATTTCTTACAGCAAGAATATTCTCTTGGACTGTATTCAATGTACCTGATGCTTGATATTCAGTCTCAGCAGATGAGTCTACCCGACCTGCAAGTCTGCTATCTACATCAGATGTAGTAAATCTTAGTGTCCTAGTGCCTACTGCCCAACGTGGGTTAGTATCTACACTTGGATTTGGAATAAAGAATGAACCAGAGAATTGACCTAAGCGATCAGAAAGGATCCTTCTATCCTTAACAACTGCTTTAGCACCTGATGCACCTGTGAGAATTTCACCAGTGACCATGTTTCCATAGTATTCACCAACTGCTTGCTCTGCAAGAGAGGTAATATCTACGTTTAGATATGCAGTAGTTGATGCATATGAGGTAGCAAGCTCTGTATCATCATAAGGATTGTACTTAAAGTAGTCATTAGGTGCAGCAACTTTAAATGTTACACCACTTGTATCTCCAGTAACTGTCTCTCCAATAACAAATGGAGTTGAGTTTGTCCTAGCATCAATTGCTGGATCTTTAATCAACTCAATAACTTTAGGCATGATGTAGTCGTTGGTTGCCTGACCATCAAAGAATGAGAAGAAGGTTGTCCTAGGCTTCATACGGACAACATTCATAGCAATGTTTCTTGATCTTATCCAAGGAATTTGGACGCTGGATAGAAGCACATCTCCTTGAGAGATTCTATCAATTCTAGGTGTAATCCTAGTCCTGATACCACTTCTTGTCTGTCCTTGGTTAACTCTAATCGTAGTAACTCTGTTGATACGACGCATACCACGACCATTCCAAACTTGAGGGTTTGGTGATCTTCCGATGTCCTCTTCTAACCAGAAAGAGTTTCTTTGCTCTTGAGATGAAATAACTTCTGCATCACCTGTCCAGTTGGTTCTCCATGAACCCCACTCGATAGGAGCAAATCCGTTTTGGTCAAGATTCAATTCCGATGCAGTCTGCTGGAAGTCACCCTCTGTAGGGATAACTCTATCAGGTAGACGATCAACATCGAGCCAGTCATCAGATGCTGGTGTTAAATCAATACGACCAATATAAGTGAATACGTTAAATGGGTTTACGTTCTCAACCCTAGAAGCATAAGGCTGGTCTACAATCTTAAACTCAGTGTATGGAAGTGATAGTAGTGGACCTGTCTGCCTATAATTTGTAGATAATCCTGTGTTGATTATCATCGCAACGTTAGTTGTATAATGAGCTGCTCTACATGTGCCTTCTCTGAAGTCTATAGCAGCACCGAAATCTTGATGTGATGTATCAGACTTACTATGGTCTGTAAAATCATCAACAATAAATCCGTTTTTGAAACGATCTTTACCAGTAGCATCTACAATAGTAGTGTTAAAGGTATCACTCTCAAGCATGTTGAGAGAAGTATAATACTCAATCTGATCTAACCTACGCTCAAGAGCACCAATGTCTCTCATGGTGAAACGTTTGTTATCAGATCTCTTAATTATTGTGTCTCCATCATCACCGAAACCATATGGTCTATGCTTAAGAGTTGCTAAATGCATACCATCCTTAAGACCGTCTGGCTCTTGCGGAGTCTGAGCAGAGTTACCTTTTATAATCTGGAACTGACCATTAGGAGTGATGTATAACTTATCAGTCCTAGGTAGATACCAGTCAAAGTCACAACGGAAGTCGCTGTCTAACTTAGGTATATCAAAGATAGTAGAGTTTGTTGACCCACCAATAGTGAATACTCTTGACTTAAAGTCAAAGGTGGAGCAGTTAACATATGCAGGAGTAGAAATTGTACCTGTCCCGCTATAAAGATTCTTAGCACCAGGTCTCCAATCTAGCACGTCTGCTAAGAATGCTGTCTTGTAGAATGGAATATCCTTGTATGCTGTATTGAGGTAAGACTGACCTGCAAAATAATCACCTGTTGAGGAGTGAGCATAGTAGTCTACAATAAATTTAACTTGGCGAATTGGTTTTGTTGCACCCTTCTTACGTACAATTCTGGATGTGTCATAAATGAATCCTGTCTGACTATCCTCAAGGAAGTAATTAGAAGTAATAACTTTAGATCCTTGGACAACAGATGAAGCACCGTCGTTAATAATACCAGTGATTGCTGTGCCAGCACTATCGAAACCATTTAAAGTTTCACCTGGTACAAACTGTGCGTCACTAAGGTAAACAAGACTTAGTTTCAAACTTGCAGATGCAAATTCAACAACCTTTGCTCTTGCTAAGGAAGTCCTTCCTGTTACAATTGTGCCAACAGCAAAGAATATTGGCTCAACCAATATTACATTAGGTACAACAGGCTCACTGTCATCTAGTGATTCATATACAGCATGTAATCTGAATGCATCAACTAAACCTAGTGATAGATCTTGGTCTTCAATTCTAGTTCCATAAAGAGTGGAGAATGCCAATCCATACTGAGGCTTGTCAAGGGATCTAATAGTCTTATTAGCCTTGATAACAAACATCTCATTCTCAGATTTTGTCTTCTTAGTAGTTACGTTCTTAGAGATTGTAGCAGTAACCTTAACAACAGTAATATTTGTTAGGTTGGCAATCTGTAAGGTAGTCCTATCAGATGTAGTGAATGTGCAATAACCTACACCACTACTTGTAGTCGTATTAATAGCAAGTTGATCACCAGCAGGATATGTGCCGTTTGTGCTTGTTAGTACTGTAATATTATAATGCTCTTGGTCAAGAGAAACAAACTGCTCATTCTCAGGTAGAGTTATAGAGACAGAGTTTGAAGCAACTGTTTGTGCATCAAATGTCCTTCTAATAATAGATGATTCGTCAGAAATACTCTTAACATACTTTCTAGGCATTGGGCTGAATAGATCAGCATTATCAAGACCTTGTAATTTACCACGATATCTTACTAATGTTCCATACTCACCAGCAGCAGGAGCAGCACCACCAGCACCAGGAGTTACATTAACTGTCTGGGCGGTATAACTGAATATGCTTGCCATACCAGTAGTATTCAAACTACCTGGAGTAACATAATCAACGTCAACATACTTAACTGAGCTAAAGTAAATTCTATCGCCAGGACGTAAGTCAATAGCAAAGTTAGAGTTTAAACCAGTAATCTTCTCAGAACTACCAGTAGCATCATAAGTGAATGAGTCACCTTCAAGACGTAATACATCTTCTAGTATTAAGTCTGAAGTGAATTCAACTGCATTTGTACTCTCATCTCTTGAAAGGATCTGACGAGTATCAGAATACTTGTAAGTATGAGTATCAGCAATAGTATCAACATTCTCACCGTTAAGAAGAATCATTTCCGATTTGGCAAATGTTCCTTCTACTTGATATACAATCCAATCATCATTAGATGATACTGTATTAACAATATAACCTCTTGCGCCAGATGTGGCACCTACAATTATTGATCCCTGATCAATAGATTTTGCAGAAGCTAAAGTAATCAAAGTAAACATCTGTACATCAAAGATGTTTAACTTATATTTGTCATCAGCATTACCGAAAGTCTGGTCTGGATCCTCGATGTGCTCAATAGCAGCAGTACGAGCATATCCAATAAGGTTACCTACTTGATCACCAGCAGTTGCAGTAAATGTGTCTCTTAATTCTAATACCTGATATGAGTTAGATACTGTAGAACCTGTAAGGTTGGGGAAACCAAACATGTTGTTAACTCTACACCAGTTGCCCATTTCAAATGGGATAATCTTGTTTTCTACTTTGTCTGTATCTCTTGGCTTCTCTAAGTCAACATAAGTTGGTGATAGAGTCTTAAGTCTATATCCTTTAACGTATGCAAGACCTGGACCAATCTCTACAGAGTAGAGTGCTTCTGAAGCAGTTGCACCACTAGAGGTAGTACCACCAGATTGATAAACACCATTGTTAAATCCGTCAGAGAGGTTTTCTCTCATACCGATTTGGAAATCTTTAACAACGTAATTACCAGACTCTTCAAAAGTCCTTGTTGCTAGTGACTTCTCAAGCTCAGCATATGTAGATCTGTCTACAATCTTTTCGACTTTAGCTGAGTTAACACGAAGCAGTTCAATGAAGTCCTTATCTGCGTCGTCTGTAAGAAGTTTCTTATTTAATTTTGTGGTTATTCGGAACCTGTGAGCACCAGGAGCAGCATAGTTAGATGTGCCAGCTGCGTTATCATTAAGGGATAAGTCATCTTCTGGGGTGATGATGGATTCTTGGATGTCAAGTCCAACTCGGTATGAAGGGGTGCTTCCATATTGATCAAGGAGAATATATTGATAAGGTACATCTACAAAGAAACCTCTTATGTAGTATACACCTGTTTGGACATAAGCAACACTACCAATTTGTAATGCAGCAGTAGGAAGTAACTGTGCAAATGGTGATCCAATCTCAATAAGAGTGGTACCAAATGTTATTTCCTTTTCTGTTATTAACTGCTCATTGTTTGAGAATGTGCCTTGGTCATTCTTTGTACCACCTGATTCGATATACTTAACATAAACTGTAATATATCCTTTGTCTGAATCGGTAGCTGAAATACTGTATAATACTTTTGCTCTAACACCAGATGTTAAACCTTCTATAATTAAACCGTTTAACTGTGTTCTATAATTTTCTACTTCTGCTCCCAAGAAACTTTCCTGAAGCATAATACAATGCAAATTCAGGTCATAACCAACCTGACCAGGAATGACCATCGCACCATCTTTGAAAAGATGTGATCCGACACTTTCTATCTGATTCTGTAAGATAGACTGCCCCGTCGTAAGCTCTCTAGCTTGTATAGGAAACCCAGGACGATATAAGACTCGATAAAAGTTTTTAGTTTTATCAAAGTCGTCATAGTACGGAGTGACGTTTAGATTGGTGTTCTGTGCCATCTTAGAATTCTATTACGATTTTAATGTCTTCGATTTGGTCGTTCGCACGACTAATGGATCTCCTGTTATCAATGTAGATAATTTGACCGTCATTAGATTTAATCTCAGGTTTTGCATACCCGTTATTAAACTTCATACCCAAGTCATATTCAGTATTGTTGATGGTCCGTGAGGAGGAATTAGGGACGGCTGGGAAGTTAACATCAGGAGCACCTGCTGCACCACTTGTCGCACCACTAATTACGTTAGATCCATCAAATTCATTAAGAGTACCAGTAACCTCTGGATGGATTCCATCCACTGAGTTCTGGTAATATTTCAAAACTTTTGTAGTAGCATTCCAGGAAACAACTCTACCACGTGCAGTAACGTTAGTACCTCCCACCACTCTTGTTTGAGTGACAATTTCATCAGGGACGTAGTTACCTTGGAAGGTAGGAGAGAAGATAACTGCTTTAGCTGCCGATACTGTTAGGTCAGCAAGCAATTCTGTTGTGCCAAACTTTAGGGGGTTTGTGATAAGACCGATTCTTCTATAGTCATTATCAACAGGGAAATCGCCAGCACCCTCATCATAGGAGAGTTTAGCGTTAATCATTACTCTAAATGCACCCATTTCGATGACTGGATCGTATCCATGTCCACTTGGAGGAGGAATGATAACATCCACTTGACCACCTGTACCAGTACCAATACCAGTAATATTCCCAATAGAAATTTTACCAAAGGTATAACCAGTACCACCGCTAGTAACAGTAGCAGAGATAATGCGACCACCGTCAACGACGATTGAAACACGACCACCAGTGCCATCGCCATTAATAGCAACGTTATCATAAGTTCCATTGTTGTATCCAGCACCTGCGGCATTAATTACGACTGTATCAATCTCACCAGCAACAGCGTTAGTCTTGACTGCATCGTTAGTGAAAACGGGCATGTAGTCATTCGAGAAGAATTTTAGGACACTAGCAACAGGTATAGTATAAAGATACTTCCAACGATAGCTATCGGCGGTAGTGATAATACTTGTTGACGTGCCAGTTGGCTCAACTGTTGAAGGTTTACCATTAGGGTCTGAGGGTGATGTGCCGTTGTATATGCACTTATAACATTGATACTGTGAGTTTACGACATAAAAGTCTGAGTCATATAACTTCGTTGCACCTGAAGATGCAGTCTTACTTGGTGAGTAATCGTGACGATACATGTCATAGGTAAAACCTAGACCACCAGTAGTTTGCTCAGGGGATACCCAGTCGATACGACGAACCACTTGAACCGTGTCGGCAGCTAATACACGTTTCAGTGAAATCATATCATCATAGGATGACGAAAATTCCAAGAAGGAGTCTACTGCTTGCGGAGGTGAGTTTTCATCATCCCAAGCTTGGGGTCTACCTATAAAGATATAAACCCGGTCTCTCGTTGCTCCTGCATCTGCGTCACTCTGTGTCGATATTGGACCTTCGAGTGCTTTAATGAATTTTTGAGCAGAAAAGATTCTAAATTGATCTGTTAATAACGCTGCCATTTAACTATAGGTACTTTATGTCCTTTGTCTATTTATCAAGGTTACTGAGTCCTTGCTATTGTTTGGAACTCGATGCTCTTAATTCGATAAGAAGCACCACCGTTTCCGACCAGTTTTTCACCACCTAAAATTGCCTGTGCGACTGCACCAGCTCCAGTGGTATCACCTGATGCATTAGTGAATGTGACTGTTGGATGGATATTATATGTACCATCAACTGTCTGTGGAATTCCATATCCACCATTAGTTATAGTGATAGAACCAACTTGGTCTCCAGCAGCCGTCAAGACTACTGTGCCAGTTGCTTGTATGTCTCCAGTATTCTCTACTGCAACAGTCGGCACTAACGAATAGTTAGTACCTGCATTTTGAATATTGAAATCTACGATAGTGCTAGTATCTGAGAATTTATACAGATAACCAGCAACACCTATATTTACATTACCAGTATTAAATGGAATTATATCACCAACCACTAATTTACCTGTGCTTGGGTTCCATGACACCACAGTGCCTTTAACCCCAGATACATCACCAGTCACCACTTCATTAACTGCATAGTTTTGTCCATTACCAAAGTTACCATCAACGGTAATCTCCATCAATGCTGCATGAGGTACACCCTCACTCAAAGCACCAGCAGTAGTAATAGTTGCATACTTGAATGGTATGTCAGCATCCTTAATGCTGTCACCTGCTTGGAATAGAGTTGTGTTTGTGCCACCTTGAGTTTCCTCAATACCATATAGAGAATCGAATCTACCACCCTCTAAGTTGATCTGGTTAACATACTCAGTGCCTGTATTTACAAGATCGGGAATACCGTCTCCTGCACCAGAGTTTTCATCATCGTCTTCAAATTTCTTGTTTAATATCTGCGAAATAGGTACTGTTAATGTAACAATGTTGTCACCAGTTGAGTTTACCAACACGTGTGGTTGGAATGAGGAGTTGGCAGAATCGGCAACTCCTGCATCAAACTGGACAATTGCATCTTCTGTAGATGGAAGACCACCATCAATGAATGCTAGTTCATCAACTTCAAATGCTACCAGTAATTCTCTTGTCTGATTATTCCAGTCATAAACCTTTGCTATCTTGTTAGCAGCATTTTCAACCCTTCTAATTACTCGGTCACCAACGTTAAACTTATAATTGGATGTGCCGTCTTGGGCATTCTGTCCAGAATCAAGAATAACACGTTGATCATAGTTGAAATTAAGACCTCTTGTTACATTACTAAACTTCTCTCTTGATTTGGAAGAG